GCGCAAGACACGCCTCGGTTGTGAAGGGGGTACGGCTACCATTGGGTCATGGCAACACCGAGGACTGGAGTTGGGCGTGGCAAGAAGGCCGAGCCTGTCGAGCGCAAACGTGCGAGAGGTGCGGAGATTCGTGGGGGCTTGAAGGCGCAGCCGATGCCGGAGTCTGCGTTGGCGTTGGTGGATTTGGGTGCGATACCGGAACCGCCGAAAACTTTGGGCAAGGTTGGGGTTGCGTATTGGGGGATTTATTGGACGGCTGGTCGGAGACATCTGAGCGAGTTGCACGACACTCCGTTGATGACCAGGTTGTGTTCAAACTTCGACAGGATCGCAGAGCTGGAGTTGTGGTTGGGGTCGGATGTCGAGCGTCGTTGGTATACAAGTCCGAATGGTCAGATCGTGACTCATCCGGCAGTCAAGCAGATAGATCAGATGGATGCTCAGAACACAGCGTGGATGAGTTTGCTTGGTTTCACTCCGAGCGACAGAGCCAGGTTGGGCTTGGCAGAGATAAGGGTTGCCAATGAGCTTGACCAGTTCAGGCAACGCAAAGCCAACGTGGTCGACACCGAGGTTGTATCCGAAGTCTGATGGTGCGTTGGTCAGCGACTTTGCAAGAACTTTTCTTCATGTGTCGAAGGGTGTTCGTGCGGGTGAGCCATTGGTGCTTACTGGTTGGCAGTCTGATTTATTGGATAATCTTTTTGAGCGTCGTCCTGATGGTCTCCTTCGTTACCGACGCTCACTCGTAGGACTCAGCAGGAAAAATGGAAAATCCTTACTAGGCAGTCTTTGCGCTTTATATCAACTCATTGAAGGCGAAGCAGGTGCCGAAGTGTATTCGGCAGCAGGTGACCGACAGCAAGCAAGAGTTGTATTCAACGAAGCTAAGTGGCAAGTCACACAGTCACCAGCGTTGTCAGGTGTATGCAAGGTGTATCGAGATGTCATTGAAGTTCCGTCCACCGGTGCGATCTATCGAGTCTTATCTAGCGATGCCAAACTTCAACAAGGTCTCAACCCATCGTGCGTCGTATTCGATGAGTTGCACGTCCAGCGTGATAGTGAACTTTGGGATGCGTTGACTTTGGGTTCTGGTGCAAGAAAAGACCCGATGATTGTTGCAATCACAACAGCAGGCTTTGACTTGGACACAATCTGTGGACGGTTGTACAACTACGGCAAGCAAGTTATCTCTGGCGAGCGTGACGATGAGCGGTTTGGTTTCTGGTGGTGGGAAGCACCGGAAGGTTGTGCTGTTCATGACCGTCAAGCGTGGGAGCAAGCCAACCCGAACTTGGCTGAAGGTTTGCTGGACTTGGAAGACATGGAGGTCAGCATGAATCAGACGGCTGAGATTCCGTTCCGCAGATACCGTCTGAACCAATGGGTCAGGCAAGAAGACTCACCTTGGCTTCCTGCTGGCGGGTGGGAACAATGCCAATCAGAACTACAGGTTGACCCTGACTTGCCGATGTTTGTGGGGATTGACATGGCGTTGAAGCATGACTCGATTGCTGTGGTGTTGTGCCAACCTCAAGGTCATCGTCTGGTGGTTCGTGCAAAGATTTGGATTCCTGATGGGGCGATGACTGACATCGCAGCTGTTGAGCAATATCTGCGTGGCTTGCATCGTGAGTTCAATGTTCGTGAGTTTGCTTATGACCCAGCGTTCTTCCAGCGTTCGGCTGAGGCTTTGGCTGATGATGGTTTGCCAATGGTTGAGTTCCCTCAGTCCGCTCAACGTATGGTGCCTGCAATCGGAACACTTTATGAGTGCATCGTGAATCAGCAGTTGGCTCATGATGGCGATCCGATGTTCACCGATCAGGTGTTGTCTGCTGTGCCACGTCAGACCGATGCTGGACTTCGTTTGTCTAAGGGTAAGTCTCGTCGCAAGATTGACGCTGCGATTGCGTTGTCAATGGCTGTGGATCGTGCGACTCGACGTGAAGAGGTAGCACCTGTGCCTGGGTTCTTTGTAGTCTAGAGTCATGCTTATTTTCCTGCTAGAAGTTTTCTCAATCCTGCTCATCGCTTATGGACTATTCTTGATAGCAATTCCATTAGGGCTGATTTTTGTCGGCCTGTCAGTTCTATTGTTCACGGCTGCTTACGAGCGTGGTCGGAAAGGTAAGTAATGTTGTCGAGACTGTTAGGTGATGGCAACGAAAGCCGAGCAATATCTACACAGTCATTGTTTGCATTAGGTGACGGATTTAGTGTCACCACAAATAGCGGAACAGTAATTACCGAAAAAGATTCGCTCAAGATTGAAGCGGTCTATGCGTGTGTACGCATGATTTCAGATTCAATCTCTACGCTCCCTGTTGACACGTTCCTTCGTTTGGACGGCACTCGTCGTCCGTTCCGTCCTCGCCCAATGTGGTTGGACATCCCTGAGTCTGGTGTGAGTCGCATCGAGCATTTTCAGCAGGTGTTGGTTTCGTTGATGTTGAACGGCAACTCGTTCACTCGCATCGTGCGTGACGATCAGGGGATCGCTGCTCTTGTTGTGTTGAACCCTCAGAAGGTTGAGTGCAGTCGTGACCGTGTGACTCGTCGCCCGATTTATGTCTTTGAGAGTCGTGATGTGATTCAGGCTGAGGACATGATTCATATCACCGAGCTTCGTTTGCCTGGTGAGATGCGAGGCATTTCACGCATTGATTTCATGAAGGAAAACTTGGGTCTTGCGAAAGCGTTGGAGGAGTTCGCTGCACGGTTCTTCGGTCAAGGCTCATCTGCTTCGGGCATCATCGAGTTCCCTGGCAACCTGACCCGTGAGCAGGCTAAAGATTTGGTCTCAGGGTTTGAGGAAGGCCATAAGGGTTTGCGTCGTTCGCATCGTCCAGGTGTGTTGTTCGGTGGGGCGAAGTTCACGAAGACAACCGTTGACAATGATTCTGCACAGTTCCTAGAGTCACGTCGTTTCGCTGTAGAAGAGATTGCTCGTATCTTCCGTGTTCCTCCATCGATGCTTGGTGTGACTACGCCTGGTGCGATGTCGTATGCGTCGGTTGAACAGAACGGCATCCAGTATGTGACGCACACGCTCAGGCCTTACATTGAAAAGATTGAAGAAGGATATTCACGTTTGCTTGAGGGTCGTGCCTTCATGAAGTTCAACGTGGACGGCTTGCTTCGTGGTGACCAAGCGTCACGATACACATCGTTCTCCACAGGTCTCCAATCAGGCTTCTTGTCTATCAATGACATTCATCGCCTTGAGGACATGCCACCGGTTGACGGTGGCGACTCGTACCGTGTGCCGTTGGCGAACGTGGACATCAATGCTGCAAACTTGGCTGAGATGCAGTCGAAGGCTGAGATTGCGCAACGATTGATTCTTGCTGGGTTTGATCCGGCTGAGGTTTTGTCTACGGTTGGGTTGCCTGCGATTGCTCATACAGGTTTGCCTTCAAGCCAGTTGCAACAGATTTCTACGGTGGCACCACTTGACCCGCAATCAGCGTATGAGGTGAAGTCGCAGAACATGGACATCAATCTTCCTCAGACCGTGATGAACTACACGCCTCCAGCGATCAACATTCCTGCTCCTGTTATCAATGTTCCTGAGACTGTGGTTCGTGTGAACTTGCCTCAGAACAAACCTACGATTCGCACGGTTGAGCGTGACGCTGATGGTCGCATTCTGAATATCATCGAGAGGACTGAGGACTAATGGCTACTGGTATTTCCGCATATTTGGCGAACGCTTGGTTGGATGCTTTAGGTAATGCAACCTCGTTCTCTGTCACTACCCCGTATGTGAAGTTGCATGTTGGCGATCCTGGTGCGAATGGCACAAGTAATCCTGCGACTGAGACAACTCGTAAGTCTGTGAGTTTCGGTGCTTCATCGGCTGGTGCTTTGGCATCGGATGCTGATGTGTCGTGGACGAATATCGCAGGGTCACAGGATGCAACACACTTCACCGCTTGGGATAACTTGACCACAGGAAACTTCTTGTTCTCTGGAACGATCACCGGCAACGCTTACACAGCTGGTGACACCTACACGATTTCGTCTGGTGGTTTGACTGTTTCGTTGACTGTCGCTAGTTAGGCTTTCTGATGGCCGTTTCACGGTTCATTCTTGACCAGTCACAGCTCAACGATGCTGACTTCGGTTTAGATGGTTTTAGTCCCGCCTTCAAACTTGACACGTCAACACTCGACTCGATTGCAAAGTTAGACGGCTTCACCTTCACAACAACTGTCACCGTTTCGGCTCCGCTTGGCGGGTTGACGGCTGGGGCGACATCGTTGGTGTCGCATGTGGTTTCGGCTGATGCGGTGTTGGGTGGGGTTGAGGCTTCGGCTTCGGTGTCGGTGTCGAATCTGGTTTCCGCTCAGGCGGTGCTTGGTGGTGTTGTTGCGTCTGCTGATGCAACGGTTGCGCATACGGTTACAGCTGACGCTGCTTTGGGTGCGGGTGTTGGTTCGGCTGTTGCGTCGGTGTCAAATCTTGTTTCGGCTTCAGCGAGTTTGGGTGGTTTGACATCGACTGCGGTTGCGAGTGTTGCTGGTTCGGTTACTGCTTCGGCTTTGCTTGGCGAGTTGACTTCTTCGGCGCAGGCAACGGTTGATCCGGCACCAAGTCCTCCACCTCCTCAGTATCCAGGTGGTGGGAATCCTTGGTATCGTCGTCCAAAGGTTGAGCGTGTTGAAGAGGTTGTGGAGGTTGTGGTTGAACCTTTGCGGGTTCCTCTCCAAGTGTTCGGCGTAGGAGCATCAGTTGGTTCCTTGTCGTCTAGTGCTGTTGCTGAAGTAACATGGTCAATACTAGAAGACGAAGCAGAACTGCTTTTATTAGTTTGAGGTTATATGGCATTACTTAGTAAAGTTGTTACTTGCACGACAAGTCCAACATTGGCCTTTAATGCCGGTGCTTCAGGTTCTTTATTGCATTTGCATAATAGCTCTGGTGGGGTTATTTATATTGGTGGCTCAGATGTTTCTGTTTCTAATGGTTATCATTTGAGCACATCAGAAAATCTTTTTATCACTTTGTTGCCAGGTAATTCTTTATATGGTCGTGCTGGGTCAGGCACAAAAGATTTAGCGTTCTTTGTGCAGGATTTGTAATGCCATATTTTATTTCCGATTCAAACTCTGACTGTTCTGGTTGGGCTGTGGAAAAAGAAGATGGCGAAGTCATTGGTTGCCATCAAACGAAGCAGGATGCGATTGACCAGATGGTCGCTGTGTCGATTGCTGAGGAGATGGAGCCAGGTGGGGAACGTGCGTTGCCAGAGAACTATCGTCCAGCGTTAGCTGAAGATGTGCCTGAAGGTCGTGCGTGTGGGAACTGTGTGTTCTATGACGAGTCACGCCAGAACGCTGAGGGGACTAAAGCGTGGTGCGATAAGTGGGATGACTTCGTTGATGGTGGCTACTACTGCAACGCTTGGCAACCTCACGCTGAGATGGGGCATGAGGAAGAGGAAGAGGTCTACGAGGACGAGGACGAACAGGAGATGGATGTCTCTGTTCGTGTTGTGGATTTGAGTTTGCCTGAGTACATCAAATCGGCTGCTCGTAAAGGTTTGACCTATTACGGTCAGAAGCTCGCTGGTGCTGGCATCGTTGCCTCAACTGTTCGTGAGGCACGTGACATGGCTAGAGGTGAAATTACTGAGGACAAGGTGATTCGCTCGAACGCTTGGGCTGCACGTCACATGGTTGATTTAGATGCTGCGAAGAACTCAAACCCCGATGACAAAGAGTTCCCTGGTGCCGGTGCTGTGGCCTTCTACCTCTGGGGGATTAACCCGTTGAATCCTGAACCTGCGATGGATTGGTTTGCTCGTAAATCTGAACAAATCAAAGATGAGCGAGCTGATGCTCCGGCACCGAAGAAGGATCAGATCACGGGGTCAGACAAGAACGCTCCTGGCTCGGCTGATTCTCCTGCTGGTGCTGGGACGATTGAGTTGTCTGAGGCCATCGAGAATGGTTTGCAGAACAAGGTTGATGAACACAACGACAATGTTGGTGACAATGCTGGCAAGCGTGCAACGATTGGGATGTTGAGGGCTGTGTTCCGTCGTGGTGCTGGAGCGTATTCAACTTCGCATCGTCCAGGTATGACTCGTGACCAATGGGCTTACGCAAGAGTCAATGCGTTCCTGTATTTGTTGCGTAACGGCAGACCTGAGAACGATGCTTATGTTGGTGACAACGATCTGTTGCCAAAGGGACATCCGAGGTCTTCTAGATCGCTTGGTGGTTTTGTTGCTAATGTTTACGGTATGGCTGAACAGGTTGAGACACGTCGCATCACATTCAATGACTTTGAACTTCGTGCAGCCCCAGAGGGCAACGGCATGACCTTTAGTGGTTATGCAGCAGTATTCAACTCTGACTCTGAGCCACTACCGTTCATCGAGCGCATTATGCCTGGAGCGTTCGCTAAGTCGTTGAAGTCACGGAACAATATCCGTATGTACATGAACCATGACTCATCAATGCTGTTGGCTACCACTAGGGCTAAGACGATGCGTCTGGTTGAGGATTCTAAAGGTTTGTTTGTTGAGGCCGATTTGCCTGACACAACCGTTGGTCGTGACCTGTCGGTTTTGATGCAACGCAAAGATGTTGACTCGATGTCGTTCGGTTTCACGGTTCCTCAAGGTGGTGACCGTTGGAGTGATGACGGCATGACCCGTGAGTTGCGTCAAATCAAACTTTATGAGGTTTCGGTGGTGACAGGGTTCCCAGCGTATGCAGCAACCTCGGCTTCGGTTCGTTCGTTTGATGCGCTTGCTACTCGCACCGGTATCGATGCCGATCAGCTCGCTGTTGCAATAACCACGTTGGAAGCAGGTCAGACACTTGACCCAAGCCATGCTGCGTTGTTGCGTGAAACTGTTGCGAAACTAGAGCCACAACCTGAGTCCGCTCCTGCGAGCGTGGGTGTGTTGGCGAAGCATCTTGAATTACTGAAGAACTTCTAGTACTCTTTTCTTACTGCGTCGAATGAGCGGAGCCGCCTTCGATGTTGCTGTGTACGGAGCCGTACCAGGTTTAAGTTAAATCCCTGCGTATCCAAACACTCAACATCATCCCTACGGGGAGAAGGAAAACATCATGAAAGAATATATTGACCGTCAGGTTGAGATTCGCAATCGTGCATGGAACGAAGCCAAGTCAATCTTGGATAAGGCCACCGCAGAGAAGCGTGACCTCTCAGCAGAAGAAACCCAAACCTACGAGCGAATCTCGAAGGAATTGGATGAGCGTGCACAGACCATCTCGAAGCTTCGTGAAGACGAAGCTCGTGAATTGCGTATGGACTCAGCAACCCGTGAAATCGCCGACCAGGTTCGTCCTGTTGCCGGTGCACCAGTAAACGATGACATCACAAGTCTTCGTTCATTGTTCACAGGTGAGAAGCGCAGCCATTCATTTGAGAAGCGTGACATCTTGAAGTCAAGCACAGGTTCACCAGTTCCAACATCGTTCTACGATCAAGTAATCATGCGTGCTCGTTTGACCGCACCAGTACTTGAGACTTCAACTGTGTTGAACACCACAGGTGGCGAAAACCTTCAAATCCCATCGTTGTCGACCTACTCGGTTGGAACGGTAACTGGCGAAGGTTCAGCAATCGGAGAATCCGATCCTGTATTCAACTCGTTCATCACCTTGTCAGCATTCAAGTTCAGCTTCATCACGCAGGTTTCAACCGAACTGCTTGAAGACTCTGGCGTTGACATGTTGTCATTCTTGGGTGACCAGGTTGGTAACGCACTCGGATTCGCAGTTGGTTCAGCATTGACTGTTGGTTCAGGTACGGACACCGCAAACGGAATCGTCACGGCATCGTCCGTTGGTGGTACCGCAGGCACCGCAACAGCGTTCACCGCAGACAACCTCATCGACCTTGTTTACAGCCTTGATGGTGCAGCTCGTCTGCTCCCAGGTTGTGGCTTCATGATGAACGGCAAGTCAATCGGTCAAGTTCGCAAGTTGAAGGACACCGCAGGAAACTATGTGTTCCAGCCAAGTCTCTCAGCAGACGCACGTGACATGTTGCTCGGCAAGCCAATCTACGAAAACCCTTCAATGGTTGACGTAGCAACTGGCACCAAGTCGGTCATCTTCGGTCACCTACCTTCGTACTTCGTGCGCACGGTAGGCGGTCTTCGTTTGGATCGTTCCGATGACTTCGCATTCAATGCTGGTCTCGTCACGTTCCGTGCGACATTCCGTGTCGACGGCGATTTGCCACAGACATCACACATCAAGCACCTCCTCCAACCATAAGTTGTAGGTAGTGCAACCGATAGCAATATCGGTGTAAGTTTGAGGGTAGGTCGAACACGCAGGGCGACCTACCCTCATTTCTTTTTATACCCTGCGACCTGCGAAGGAGAGAATGGTGGGAAATGCTCGTAATAATCAAAAACACTCCGGTCGAGTTACCAGACCTGGAAGCAGAGATATTGCTCCGGTGGGGAGTAGCCAACTTGCCAGAGCAAGCAGACCTTCCTCTGCCGAATCGTTACGAATCCTCTGGTACTCGAACGCCCCGTTCGCCCCAACAGGATATGGAACCCAAACAGCGCAAGTCGTCCAAAGGCTCATCAAACAAAAACACGAAGTAGCAATCCATGCGATGTACGGCATTGAGGGCATGGCTTCTATTTGGAATGGGATAAAACTTTATCCACGAGGGATGTCACCATATTCCGATGATGTGCTTGTTGCGCATTGGATGGATTGGGCGAATGGTAATCGTGATATTCCTGCGATGTTGATGACTTTGTTTGATGTGTGGGTGTTGAAGTCTCCGTCATTGGATCAGGTTCCGAATATCGCTTCGTGGGTTCCGATTGACCATGCGCCTTGCCCACCAGAGGTGGTGTCGTGGTGTAAGCGTCCGAATGTGAAACCGATTGCGATGTCTAAGTTTGGTTTGGACATGTTGCAGAATGCGGGTGTTGATGCGTTGTATGCGCCTCATGCGTTTGAGGATGTGTTTGTTCCTACACACAAGTTGAACAATGGTCGTGGTGAGTTCACCGGCAGACATCTCATGGAAGTTGATGAGGACAGGTTTGTTGTGATGATGAACGCTGCAAACAAAGGCCAGAACCCTTCACGCAAATCTTTTGGTGAGAACATTCTGGCGTTCGCTATCTTCGCTCAAGACCGTCCTGATGCTTTGTTGTATTTGCATACGGAGCGTGATGGTGCGATGGGTGGTATCAATCTTGTTCACTTGTTGCAGGCTTGCGGTGTGAAGCCTGAGCAATACAAGATTGTTGATCCGTATGCGTATCGGACTGGTTTCCCTCAGCAAGCGTTGGCTGCGCTGTACACCGCTTCGGATGTGTTGCTGGCTTGCTCAATGGGTGAAGGTTTCGGTATTCCTGTTATTGAGGCTCAGGCTTGCGGTACGAGGGTCATCGTTTCGGACTACACCGCTCAACCTGAGCTGGTTGGCGTTGGGTCAGCTGTAGCAATCCAGCCGTTCTGGGATAGCCATCAGAAGTCTTGGTTCTGCACCCCATCCGTGCCGTCCATCGTGGAGGCTCTGATTGAGGCCTACGAGGCTCCTAGAGGCGTGTCAGACGAGGCTGTGGCCTTTGCTGACCAATATCGGGCTGACAAGGTTTTTGATGCGCATTGGAAGCCAATCATGAAGGAGTTGTCGGAATGGTGCCAGTCATCATCGTCCCCGTCCTAAACAGGTATGACCTACTAGACCGTTGCTTGCAATCCATCGACTATCCGGTGGAGACACTCATCGTCATCGACAACGGTGGGCAGTCCACGTTGCATGATTGGCCTTGGGTGATTGACCGTCGCCATGTCAAGAACTATCACGTCTGGTCTATGCCAACGAACCTTGGTGTCGCCCCATCATGGAACCTCGGTATCAAAGCAACCCCTCACGCTGACGGCTGGATCATCCTCAACTCTGACGCATACTTTGAGCCTGGACAATTACAAGTTTTCTACAAGGATTGTCAGCCTGATTCGGTGACATTGACTGAGGCGACACCTGGTTGGTGTTGTGCATGGATTGGGTCTGAGGTGGTTGCCAAGGTTGGGTTGTTTTCGGAATGTTATGTTCCCGCCTATTTTGAGGACAACGATTTTGAGGAACGGGCAAAGCGAGTCAATATCCCCTTCTGGACTTCTGACGCTCGAATAAGCCACGACAACTCATCTACGATTAACTCTGCACCAGAGTTACAGGAACGCAACGGTAAGAGCTTCTCATCCAATGCTGCGCTTCATGCGATGCGCTGGCAGTCAGGTCTACCCGATGCCGGTCATTGGGATTTAACACGACGAAGGGAACTGGGATGGGATTGAATTATGACCACATGCTGAATCGGGACTTTGACCATCTAGACACACAAGACCCAATGGATGATTATGAGAACTTGCACAAAGGCGAGACCATCTATGTTCTTGGCTCAGGTGCAACACTTGACTATCTGACACCAGACTTCTTTGACGACAAGCTGACCATCGCAGTCAACTTCGTTGGCTCAGTATTCGGGTTGAAGGGTTACTACTGTTTCAGCCATTACCACGAGGATTCAAAGCATGAAGCCATGCAGGATGAGTGCATTGGTGTATTCACACCTGAAAGGGAACACGGAACTGACGGATCGTTCGGTGGGTTTATGCCCAAGATCACCACGTTCGGTACTCGCACCGGAAGACCAGGAACATCCTTTGACCCGCATGACAAAGATTGGCCTGTTTTGTCAGGTCAGTTGACTATCGGGTCTTCCAGCATTCATGGGGCGATGCACCTTGCAGCGCACATGGGGGCGAAGTTTATTGTGTTGGTTGGGGCTGATTGTGGTTCGCTGGGTGGGCGTGACAGGGTTGATGGTTATGTGCCTGGTGATTCGCATTGGGCTTTGTATGAGCAACACCTTCGAGCGATGAAGCAACGGTTGTGGGATGTGTATTCATGTCAGGTGTATTCGTTGAATCCGTTTGTGAACTATTCGCTTGAGGGTGTGCCGTATCGTGGTGCTGCGTCAATCAACTAGAATCAGTTCACTATGCCGATTACCAATGGATACGCAACCAGAAACCAAGTGAAGGCAGCTCTCCGCATTGGAACGGCTGACACCCTTGATGACGACTTGATTGATAACTGTGTTGGTGCAGCGTCACGTCTGATTGATGGTTATTGCAATCGTCGCTTCTGGCAAACAGGCACAGCAGAGGCAAGAATCTTCCAAGCAGAAGATTCGTTCTACTGCTCGATTGACGACATCGCTGGAACAGCATTGACATTGAAAAGTTCCACTCAGGCTGACGGAACTTTTGACTTGACATGGAGTCGTTCCGATTATCAGCTTGAACCGTTGAACGGAAACCTTGACGGGTTGACTTGGGCTTATGACAAGATTCGTGCTGTTGGCGATTACCTGTTCCCTACAGTCAATGCGAACTATGGTGAG